ACCGATTGCAGCTTGCAAGCATGAATTCACCGACAATGAAATAAAAATCTTTTCGGAATTTGGCGAAAGTCAAGATAATTACAAAGTTATTTCATCGCATCCAATCGCCTGGGACACGCCGTCCGAAGAAGTTTTTTCAAGACAAGAAATGATGTTTGAAACAATTGGCGAAATCAAAATTAAAATTAGAGATTTTGACAAAAACGTTTTGAATTTATTGAAACAAGGCGAAGACGCAACGTCAATTGCGAAAGCATTGAATACAAATATTGAAGCGGTTGCGACATCAATCAATCAATTATCAACCTGGGAATTGTACGAAAAAGGAAACACGACCAATCTTGGCGATTCATTGCTTGAAGATCTTCAAATCGAAACCGCCGAATTTGAAGTTCGTTACACTTACAAAACAAGAACGGATGTTCCGCCGGTTCAAACGGAATCGCGCGAATTTTGTACAAGATTACTTTCGTTAAATCGAAGTTACACAAGACAAGACATTGATTCAATTTCAACGCGAGTTAGTCGAAACGTTTGGAATTATCGCGGCGGTTGGTACACGAATCCGGACACGCAAAAGACAACGCCTTGGTGTCGTCACGAATGGTTGCAACAATTAGTCATCAAACAAAAATAAAATTATGAATTATCTTTTATCCGTTGACAATCTTAAAAAGCTTGGCTTGATCCATTCAAACACCGACACGAAAATTCTTGCGGTGGCTATTAAACGAAGTCAAGACATTCAATTACAACCGGCATTGTCAACACCTTTGTTTAAGGCCTTACTTTTGCGCGTTCAAAACAATACTTGGACGCAAGATTATCTTGATTTAATGAATGATTTCGTCGTTCCTTGTTTGGTTGCGTTCGTTGACTATCGCTGCGCGTTACTATTAAATGAAAAATTGACAAACAAATCGGTTGGTCGCGTCCAGGATGAAAACATACAACCGAACACCGATAGCGAAACAAGCGCTTTGCGCGACCAATTAAGAAAAGACGCGTATTTCTACAAAGAAAGATTAATCGTTCATCTAATGGCCGATAATGGCACGAAATACCCGGAATATATTGAAACGAATTCAAGTCCTGGACATTGCTCCGAAGACATGCGAAAGGATCGTTCAGGTTATACACCAATTAATTTTATAATATGAAATTCAAAGCGTCTAAAAAACAAATTGAACAACTAAAAAAATTTTTGAAACAACATGGAAAGAACGCTGAACCAACTAAAAAAAGAATTCGAGATCATCGCGACGCAACACCGTCAAATCAATGATTTCTTTTTCGGCGATTTCCTTGATGCCGTTTCACGCGACGCGGTGAATTATCCGATAATGATTGTGACTTTGCAACCAGGATCAATCGGCGACAATTTTGTCAATGTCAATTGCATTATTTCAATCGCGGACAAATACAACATTCAAGAATATCGCCAGATTGACGAAATCCATTCCGATTGTTTATCGATTTGCAAGGACATTCACGTCACGTTCAAACAATGGCGATTCGAAGATTTCCTTGACGTTGAAGGAACAATCGCGACAACACCATTTATCAACCGATCGCACGACGTTACGGCCGGTTGGACGATGAACATGTCCGTCAACATTTACGACGAAGAAAATTGGTGTCAAATACCATACGACAATTATGATTTTGAGAACAATTAAACATAATATACTATGAACAAGCATCTTCGATCATTGTCCGTCATGTTTTTTGTTTCCGCTTATTTAACTGCGATTGCAATGTATTTCGAAGGCGCGTTATTTTTGAAGCTTGGCGGCGTCGCGATTGGCTTGTTTTTGACTCACCAATTGGCGCAACAATTTGACAATCGATGAAAATACAATTAACAATCTTACTGGCTTCAATTCAAAAATCTTTCTTTCAATTGGCTGCAATCACCGCCGCGTTCTTTTTACAAATTTCCGGAATTTTATTTTTGATTGGATTCGCAATCTTTGTTGACACCTTGACTGGAATTTGGAAATCTAAAAAATTAAAATTGCCGATTACTTCGCGAAAATTATCGGCGGTTATTTCAAAATTATTCCTTTACGAAATCGCGGTCATTGGTTTTTACTTGATTGATTATTTTATTCTAAATGATATTATCATGAAATTCTTTTCCGTTCCATTGATGTTGACAAAGATTCTTTCATTGGTTCTTGTTTCAATCGAAGTCATTTCCATTAATGAGAACATAAAAATTGTAAAAGGCCTTGACATATGGTCAAGCCTTAAAAATTTGCTACAACGCTCAAAAGAAATTAAAAACGACATCAATGGAATTAGACATAACCAAGATAGTTCAACACCGTCTATCTAACGACCAATTTTTTCAAGACGTTCATCAAAAGAAACAAATCTATTTGCACCATACGGCCGGCGGTGGCAATCCAATCGCGGTTGCAAAATACTTTCAACAAAAACAAGAAAGAGTTGCGACGGCATTCGTGATCGGTGAAAAGGGAACAATCGTTCAATTGTTTTCGTCAAAGCATTGGGCTTATCACCTGGGGTTGAAACCGGAAGTTTTCGCCGAAAAAGGCGTTAATTATCAAAGTTTAGATAAAATATCAATCGGTATTGAAATATGCAATTTCGGGCCGCTAAAAAAGCAAAACGGAAATTTTATCAATTACATTGGTGGCAAAGTTGACCGATCGCAAGTTACCGAACTAAACGGCAAATATAAAGGTCACATTTTTTGGCAGCGATACACCGACGAACAAATTGAATCAACGCGTCAATTGCTCGTTTATCTTTGCGACACTTACGGAATTTCGAAGGAATACAATAATTCAATTTTTGACATCGACAAGCGCGCTTTGCGAGGTGAAAACGGAATCTTCACACACAATTCAGTTCGTCACGACAAGTCCGACATTTACCCATGTCCACGAATGATTGAAATGCTGCAAAACTTATGAAGAAACTAATCGCATTTTTAAGCGTTTTGACGATGTTTGCTTGTTCCAGTGAACGATTGGCACAATATCACTATAAAAAGGCCTTAAAACATGGCTTAAAGCTTGTCCAAGATAGCGACACGATACGAATTGCAACCATTGATTCAGTTGCTTACTATGTCAATGATACGTTACGATACGAAAAAATAATTCGCGAACGCGATTCGGTTGTGTTTTTTAGAAATGTCTATATTCCCAAAACGAAATGGCAAACCAAGCTTGAATATCGGTACAAAACGCAACTGGTAAAACAAGACGTTTTGAAATACAAATATATTTACAAAGATTCAAAAGAAAAGCGCAAAGAAATTCAACAAGAAAAACGCAAAACCAATTGGAGTTTATTTTTTTGGGGTTTCTTGGCCGGATTCGCAACCTTTTTTATTTTGCGAATGATTGATAAATTTACACGAATAGTTTGACGAGCAAATATAGACCGCGTTTGCAACCAGACGAAGCGGAAATTTTGCAAAAATATCGCGCGATAAAACGCGAATCCGAACAATTCGGCCTTGACGAAAAGAACGTCAAACATGGTTGGATCAAGAATAAAACCGCATCGCTATTTTTTAAGAATCCGAACTTCAAGACCGAAGATCAACAAGGATTCGAAACGATGAAACAAGAAATCATTGATTCGATTTCGAATTACATTCCGAAATACATTCCGATTCAACGCGACGAAGTCATTGAAGGTCATCTTTTGGTCATTGATCCGGCGGACATCCACATTGGAAAATTGGTCGAAGCTTTCGAAACCGGCGAAGATTACAATTGCCAGGTGGCCGTCAAACGAGTTCGCGAAGGCGTTCAAGGAATAATCAACAAGGCGAAAGGATTTAATATTGACAAGATCCTTTTCATCGGTGGCAATGACATTCTTCATGTTGACACGCCGAACCGCACCACAACCGCCGGAACACCCCAGGACACCGACGGAAATTGGTATTCAAATTTTTTAACCGCAAAGAAATTGTATGTTGAAATTCTTGAAATGCTTTTACCAATCGCGGACGTCCATTTCACTTTCAATCCGTCGAATCACGATTACATGTCCGGTTTTTTCTTGGCCGATGTCATTCAAACTTGGTTCAAGGATTCCAAGAATATCACTTTCGATTGTTCGATTGCGCATCGAAAAGGTTTTCTTTACGGAAAGAATCTAATCGGCACAACGCATGGTGACGGCGCAAAGCAACAAGACCTTCCTTTGTTAATGGCTGCCGAATTTCCTTTGGAATGGTCGAAATCAAAACATCGGTACGTTTATACGCATCACATTCACCACAAATCGTCAAAAGATTACATCGGAATCACCGTTGAATCATTGCGGTCGCCGTCCGGAACGGATTCTTGGCATCACAAAAAAGGCTATCTTTCAATTAAGGCGGTCGAAGGATTCATTCATCACAAAGAATTCGGCCAGGTGGCACGATTGACGCATATCTTTTGATTAATATATTAGCTATTTATAGTTGTTTGTCGCAAATTTGGCTAATATATGCGACATTTTTCCACCATAAACGGAATTTAACCGACTTAATGGTGGAATTTTTCCATACGTTATTCAGGCAATGACCTTATTTTTGTCCGAATTTTTAAGGCAATAACCTTAAATCTTATGTTCAAATTATCGCCTTTTCTATACATGAGCGCTTATTGTGTCCATTTCCTTATTTAGAATCATTCTAAATTTGTGTATTTATTAAAAAAAAATGTTGATAAAGTTTTGTAGATATAAAATAACGCCGTAGATTTGAAAATAATTTATAAAACAAAACAACATGAAAGAAAAACAAACGGCGGTTGAATGGCTCAACAATCAATTGAAAGACAATCTTGGAAAAATCATTATCAATCAAGATTGGAATTTATATGACGAACTAATAATTCAAGCTTTGAAATATGAAGACGAACAAACCGACAAGGCGCGAACAAGTGGATTTAACTTTGCTAAAAATATCAACCAATGAACATCGAAGAAATAGAATGGATTGATGAAAACAATCTTTCTTTATATTATCAAATTGACAAGATTGAATTTTGTCTTTTTTTCACCTGGGAATTTTCAAGTCACAACCAAGAAACACAAGAAACAAAAATTGACGTGTACGCGGAAAATTGCGAACAATGGATCAATGGAATTTGTCATCCGTACTTTCCAAGCATTGAAGAAATGCGCGAAGTGAAATCGGCGATTGAAGATGTTGTTCTTGAAGATGTGAACAATTATGGATTGGATGAATGGCTTGAAAGTCGAGAATTAGATAATGATTATTTTAATGAATACTAAAAATTAAAGAAATGCAAAAAACAATTAAAACACAAGAAAACGAATTCACACAAACAACCTTTTCATTGAAACGAAAAATGAATTGGTGGCGCGAACAATCATGCGAGGGCGACAAAGGCGGCAGCTTCAATCTTGAACTTTACATGGACTATTTGGAAAGACAAGATTTCAATGTTCCAGTTGATCAACAAGAATTCACATTTTAATTACCAGGACAAATGAACCAATTTAGAATGATGCGAATAATCAAGCTTATGCAATTTCTACAAATCAAACCGCGACCAATCATTTCAATGGCGCGCTATCTTGGAATAAGTCAACGATCCGTTTATCGTTATTTGAAAATGTACGAAAAGATTGGCTATCAATTAGAAAAAATTAACAATAAATATTTAATCAAATGAAAAGATATAAAGTGACTTATAATTATTTCGAAAACGGAAAGAAACGGATTGCGATTCGAATCCTTGAAGCTTACGACAAGGAACACGCGATGCAATTGATGTCAATGTGGCCAAGATTAATTCTTAAAGTTGAA